ATTCGAAAGGCACCCCTATGCATGTACGAGGTACTTTGTTATACAATCACCTAGTCAAAAAGCATAGCATTGATGGTAGATATCCTGTTGTCAAAGATGGTGAAAAAATAAAATTCTTACATGTTAAAGTACCTAATCCTATTCAAGAAAACATTATTAGTTTTCTTGTAACTTTGCCTAAAGAGTTTGGGTTACACAAATATGTAGATTATGATTTACAGTTTGAGAAGTCTTTCTTAGAACCTTTAAAGTTTATTGTAGAGAGTATTAACTGGAAAATCGAAAAGACAAATGATTTAACGGCATTCTTTGAATGATGGTAAAAGTTATTTTCTTTGTTGACAAATTAAGCATGTTCAATTATAGTGATAGAAATACGAGGTAGCAATGACAGATTTTTTAAAGAGTATAATAAAAGAAAGCAAAAATGAATTTGCATCTTTAGTAGAAGATGGTATTCAAGCAGGCGATGTAGCGAGTTATATTGATACAGGTTCTTATGTATTCAATGCTCTACTAAGTGGTAGTATGTATGGTGGGTTGCCATCTAACAAGATTACTGCAATAGCAGGTGAGAGTGCAACAGGTAAAACCTTCTTTGCATTAGGTATCTGTAAACACTTCTTAGATAAAGACCAAGATGCAGGTGTCATTTATTTTGAAACAGAGAGTGCATTAACAAAAGATATTATAGAAGAACGAGGTATTGATAGCAAAAGAATGGTTATCATGCCAGTAACTACAGTTCAACAATTTAGAACTGAAGCAATCAGAATTATTGATAAGTATCTAGAACAACCTGAGGCAGATAGAAAACCTATCATGTTTGTATTAGATAGTTTAGGTATGTTATCAACTACAAAAGAAATAGAAGATACTGCATCAGGTTCTGAAACTAGAGATATGACAAGGGCACAACTTGTTAAAGGTACATTTAGAGTATTGACTTTGAAACTAGGTCAAGCAAAAGTACCTATGATTGTAACTAATCATACTTATGACCAGATGGGTTCTATGTTCCCTCAGAAAGTTATGGGTGGTGGGTCAGGTTTACAATATGCCGCATCTACTATTGTCTTCTTATCGAAGAAAAAAGAAAAAGAGGGTACTGAAGTTGTAGGTAATATTATTCATTGCAAATTACAAAAATCAAGAATAACTAAGGAAAATTCTATGGTTGATGTATCACTTAGATATAAAGGTGGTCTCAACAAACATTATGGTCTATTAGAACTTGCTGAACAGGCAGGAGTATTTAAAAAAGTATCAACTCGTTTTGAACTACCTGATGGTTCGAAAAGATATGGTAAAGAAATACTTCATAATCCTGACCAGTTCTTTACTGAAGAAGTAATGCAACAAATAGAAGAATATGCGAAAGAGAAATTTTCCTATGCCGGCGAAATATAAATTTGTAGAAAACGGAAAAGAAATAGCAGTTAGAATACTTGAAGGTCAATTTGATGAAGTTACTCTTCAGTATTTTAGAGTGCAGTTTGGTGATGTCAATGAAGATGGCACTAGACCTATGAGGTTTCAATACAAGATTATAGATAATCCCAGACTTACTCCTATAGAAGAAAAAGAGTTTTTACCTGTAGCAGGTGATATACTTGTCGATTGCATAGAAAAACAATTAGAAAAGAATGAGGTGATATATACAAATGGTACGGATTGAACGAACAATATTAGCAAACTTAATTACAAACGAACCTTTTGTTAGAAAAGCATTACCTTTTATCAACGAAAAATATTTTCATGACAGTTCAGAAAAGATAATATTTCAGGTTATTAATCAACATATCAGAGAATACAATACACTACCTACAAAAGAAGTTACCTCTATTGCTATTCAGAATGTAGAAAATTTAGGCGAACCTGAGTATAAAAAAGCAACTGACATTGTAAATAGTTTAGAAAATAGTAAAGCAGATATTGATTGGTTAGTCGATACTACTGAAAAGTTTTGTCAAGATAAAGCAATCTATAATGCAATCGCAGATAGTATAGAAATAATTGAAGGCAAGAATAAGAAACAAACTACAGGTGCTTTGCCTGAGATACTATCGAATGCTTTATCTGTTACATTTGATCCTAATATAGGTCATGATTACTTCGGTCAATCAGATGACCGTTTTGAGTTTTATCATACTAAAGAAACCAAGATACCTTTTAATCTAAGATATTTTGATACGATTACAAAAGGTGGGTTACCTAATAAAACACTCAATGTTGCCATTGCAGGTACAGGTGTAGGTAAGTCGTTATTCATGTGTCATCTAGCGGCGAACTATTTGATGCAGAATAAAAATGTATTGTATATCACTTTAGAAATGGCAGAAGAGAGAATAGCAGAAAGAATAGATGCTAACTTAATGAACCTAGATGTTCAATCTGTTCAAGAACTACCTAAGTCGATGTTCGATAACAAGATAGAACAAGTTAGAAAAGAGACTACAGGTAAGTTAGTAGTAAAAGAATATCCTACTGCCTCTGCACACAAAGGTCATTTCTCATCTCTATTAAATGAATTAGCATTAAAGAAATCTTTCAAACCTGATGCAATCTTTATTGATTATTTAAATATATGTGCATCACAAAGATTTAAAGCAGGTGCTAATATTAATTCATACACATTAATTAAATCTATTGCTGAAGAACTAAGAGGTCTCGCAGTAGAATATAATTTACCTATTATCTCAGCAACACAAACTACAAGACAAGGTTTCAATAGCACCGATATAGGTTTAGAAGACACTTCAGAATCCTTTGGGTTACCTGCTACAGTTGATTTCATGTTTGCATTGATATCTACTGAAGAGTTAGAATCCCAAAATCAAATAATGGTCAAACAATTAAAAAATCGTTATAACGATCCAACTAAGTTCAAAAGGTTTTTACTAGGAATTGATAGGTCAAGAATGAAAGTTTATGACCTTGAGGAATCTGCACAAGCAGATATTATAAACCCACCTAAAGCACCTACTATGGTTGAAGTTGTAGAGACTAATGCTTTTGACAAACTAAAGGAGAAACGAAGTGAAACGAAATACAAAGACTTCTCAAACTTCAAGGTCTAAGAAACGATTTAAGTATCAATATGACGGCGAAAATAACACTTATCAGATATTCGATACTAAGTTCGAACAAGTCGTAATTCACAAATCCACGAAGAAATACGCAGTTCTTACATCGGCAAGTATGAACAAAAACCCACCTTTTGGTGATTTTGAGATACCTAGATTTCTGAGAATTGACAATACCGACAAAAAATTTTCATAAATACTTATAATAACCCTTGACTATTGCCACTATATGATGTATTATAATAGTAGTATTAAAGAGGATTCTATGTATAAGCATTTAAGACAAGTCAAGCAAGATATAGACCAGAGTTTCGAAGGTTTACTACCTAGAGAAACTATGAGTGTCCATACTATCGCTAGAAAATTAGCGAAGAGAATGGGTGCGAAACATGGTATGCGTTTTGTTAGTGTCAACGAACCTATAGGTAAGCGACATGCAGATGGCGAGTTATTTTGTGGTGGTTCATTCTATCCTTGGTATGCAGATGAAAATGATTGGTATGATAGTGAAGTTTGTTTAAATTATAAAACTAAAGATATAAATTTAGGTAGATGGTGGGTGTATAAAACTTTTCATCAACAAATGACTGCCGCTATATTACATGAATTAAATCATAGACAACAGTATTTAAGTAGAGGTAAAAAAGAAAGAAAAAATGAAATCTTTAAATCCTCTCATAGAAAAAAGAAAGTTGCAATAGAAGAAAATTATTATGGGTCACTTGATGAGATACAATCTTATGCAATAGATGTTGCCCTAGAGTGTCATTACAATGATGTTACACCAAGACAAGTGTGGAAACATATAGATGGTCGTATAAGTAGACCTAAATATACTACACTACATATATACAAGAACATGTTTAAAGATAAGGATCATCCTGTAATGAAAAAATTAAAGTATTATTCTTACATGGCATATAATCAGATATTAAAACCATGCTAAGATTTTCAGATTACGAACAATTAGACGAAGCATCTAAAAATCTTCACTTAACTCATATTGAGGAAACAATAATTACTGAAGGTTCTGAAGGTGCAAACAATGCCTTAGGTTTTCTAAAAGGTGTTCGTGATATGTTATCAGGTTCAACTAGAAGTTCGGTTAACATCACAACAAAGTGGGATGGTGCACCTGCAATCTTTTGTGGTATAGATCCTGCAGATAAGAAATTTTTTGTAGCAACTAAATCAGTATTCAATAAAAGTCCTAAGTTAAATAAAACAACTGCCGATATTCGTAAAAATCATACGGGTGGATTAGTATCTAAATTAGAGGTATGCCTAAAAGAACTACCTAAATTAGGCATCAAAGGTGTCTTACAGGGTGACTTAATGTTCACAAAAGGTGATTTAAAAACTTCTAATATTGAAGGTGTAGACCATTATACATTTCAACCGAACACGATAGTTTACGCAGTACCTAAAGATGACCCTTTCGGCAAGTTTATAAACAAGGTAAAACTAGGCATTATATTTCATACAGAATATAAAGGTGCTAAATTAGAGGATATGAAGGCATCATTTAATATAAATATAAAGAAGTTGCGTAAAAGCAATTCTATATGGTTCGATGATGCATCATATAAAGATGTATCAGGCATGATTACTTTGACTAAAGATGAGACAGATAAACTTGATAAAATGATTGATAATGTGGAAAGTCAAGTTGGTAAGTTGTCTTCATTCTTAGATAAAATGTCAGAGGAATTTGACGAAAAAAATAGATTTGCGATACCTACGAACTTCAAAGTTCATTTGAACTCTTACTTTAAGGGAACAGGTGAACTCAAAGATGCATCTAAAACTATAGATGACTTTGTTACATATTGGAAAGACAAGATGGACAAAGAAGTAGATAGTAAAAAAACAGATGCCGCTAAAGATAAGTACCGTGCAATGAAAGAAGACGGACTTAAAAAAATTGAAAGCACAAAGACTAAACTTGTGCAAACAGTTGATATGTATATTAATATAATGGATGCAAAAGACTTATTAGTGAAGAAATTGTCTAAAGTGAAGAGCATAGGGACATTTCTGCA